ATCCACTACTACCACTTGTACCGCTTGTGCCACTAGTACCGCTTGTACCACTTGTGCCACTAGTACCGCTTGTACCACTTGTGCCGTTTGATCCGCTTGTACCACTTGTGCCGTTTGATCCGCTTGTTCCACTTATACCAGATGATCCACTAGTACCACTTGTGCCACTAGTACCACTTGTGCCACTAGTACCACTAGTACCGCTTGTTCCACTACTACCGCTTGTACCGTTTGACCCACTTGTTCCACTTGTACCATTAGATCCGCTTGTTCCAGATGATCCACTTGTTCCACTAGTACCACTTGTTCCACTACTACCAGATGTACCACTTGTACCGTTAGTACCGTTAGTACCATTAGTACCATTTGATCCGCTTGTGCCATTTGATCCACTACTACCACTTGTTCCACTACTACCGCTTGTGCCACTCGTTCCACTACTACCACTTATACCAGAAGATCCACTGCTACCACTTGTACCGCTTGTGCCATTAGATCCACTTGTTCCAGATGATCCACTACTACCGCTTGTGCCACTACTACCGCTTGTACCATTAGATCCACTTGTACCACTTGTGCCACTTGTGCCACTGGTACCATTTGATCCACTACTACCGCTTGTACCATTAGATCCGCTTGTACCAGATGATCCACTACTACCGCTTGATCCGCTTGTACCAGATGATCCACTTGATCCACTTAATCCACTTGAACCACTTGAACCACTAGTACCGTTTGTACCGCTTGTACCACTAGTACCGTTTGATCCACTAGTACCACTACTGCCACTTGATCCGCTTGAACCACTTGAACCACTTGATCCACTTGATCCACTTGTACCGCTAGTACCACTTGATCCGCTTGTACCACTTGTGCCACTGCTACCACTGGTACCGTTAGATCCGCTAGTACCACTTGTTCCATTAGATCCACTTGTACCGGATGATCCACTTGATCCGCTAGTACCAGACGATCCACTTGATCCGCTAGTACCGGACGATCCACTTGTTCCATTCGTTCCATTGGATCCGCTGGTACCAGATGATCCACTTGATCCGCTAGTACCAGATGATCCACTTGAACCGCTTAATCCACTTGATCCACTTGATCCACTCGATCCACTAGTACCGCTTGTACCACTAGTACCGCTTGTACCACTAGTACCACTTGTGCCATTAGATCCACTTGTGCCGTTTGATCCGCTAGTACCACTTGTGCCATTTGATCCACTTGTTCCACTACTACCACTTGTACCACTTGTTCCACTACTACCACTTGTACCGCTTGTACCACTCGTTCCACTTGTACCATTTGATCCACTTGTGCCATTTGTGCCGTTAGATCCGCTTGTACCATTTGATCCACTAGTACCACTTGATCCACTTGATCCACTTGTGCCGCTAGTACCACTTGTGCCGCTAGTACCACTTGTGCCGCTAGTACCACTTGTGCCGTTTGTGCCATTAGATCCACTTGTTCCGCTACTGCCAGACGATCCGCTAGTACCAGATGAACCACTTGAACCACTTAACCCACTTGAACCACTTGAACCACTTGATCCGCTAGTACCGCTTGTACCACTTGTTCCGCTAGTACCACTGGTACCATTTGTACCACTGGTACCATTTGTTCCATTAGATCCACTTGATCCACTTGACCCACTTGACCCACTTGACCCACTTGATCCACTTGTACCACTGGTACCACTTGTACCGCTAGTGCCGCTTGTACCACTAGTGCCATTTGTACCATTAGTGCCGTTTGTACCATTTGATCCACTTGACCCACTTGATCCACTTGATCCACTAGTACCGCTTGTACCGCTTGTACCACTTGTACCACTTGTTCCGCTTGTACCACTAGTACCGCTTGTACCACTTGTGCCGCTTGTACCACTGGTGCCATTTGTCCCATTACTACCGGATGATCCACTATTACCAGATGATCCACTTGTACCGCTTGTACCACTTGTACCACTTGTTCCACTAGTACCACTTGTGCCACTGGTGCCATTTGTGCCGCTTGTGCCGTTTGAACCACTGCTTCCACTTATACCAGATGTGCCACTTGTGCCACTAGATCCGCTCGATCCACTTGACCCACTGGTACCACTCGTACCACTAGTACCACTGGTGCCACTAGATCCGCTTGTACCACTTGTACCACTTGATCCACTTGTACCACTTGATCCGCTGCTACCACTTGTACCACTTGATCCATTTGTACCACTTGTGCCACTAGATCCGCTTGTACCACTGGTGCCACTGCTACCACTAGTACCGTTTGTGCCACTTGTACCACTGGTACCACTTGTACCACTAGTACCACTTGTTCCGCTACTACCACTTGTTCCGCTGCTTCCACTGGTGCCTGATCTACCGCTTGATCCTCTTGTGCCACTTGTGCCGGTTGTACCGCTTGTAGTACTTGTACCACTTGATCCGCTTGATCCATCTAATAAACCACTACTACCGCTTGTACCACTGCTTCCATTTTCTCCACTAGTTCCACTGGTTCCTATATCGCCACTTTGACCGCTACTACCACCCTCACCATTTGTACCGCTTGTGCCTTGACTACCACTGGTACCTGAAGATGTGCTTGTACCGCTTGTGCCGCTTGTATTGCTTGTTCCGCTTGATCCAGCTGATCCTTTTTCTCCGCTACTACCACTACTACCACTGGTGCCTGTGCCTGAAGTACCACTGGTGCTGATATTACCGCTTACACCTATGATGTATCCGCATGCATCAAACGAAAAAGTTATGGTTGCGGTATTATCATTATTGAGTACTATTGTTTCTGGTATTAATTGATTGAAATTCTCGTCGTATGTTTGAATTAATACTAGATCTGAGTTTAAATTATGATCAAATACCCAAGTTTTTGATTTTTGATCGCATGGTATTTGTTTAGTAGCAACATTGTTGAAAAACTGAGAACTGGTTCGACAATAAATAATTTTACGTAATTCGTCGATTATTTTAAGAAACAGCTCTGTGGTAGGATCTTTAAAAGTCGCTGTTAATTTTTTATAATCATACAGAGCATTATCCAATTTTATTGGAGAAACCTCGCATGGATCTTTCTTTAATGTTGACATTTCTTATAAATATAACGATACGGTTAAGTAACACCGTGTAAGTGTTAAAAACATAAATATTAATTATATTTAATTAAATAGAGAAATTGGTATTCTTCTCCACTGTCCTGCGCTGTATATATAAAAATAATTACCGTCGTAGCTTACCCAACCATCTTCACCATAATCTGATGATTGATATGGTACTTGATGATAGAATTTGTCAGGAAATCTTTGAAATACTCTAAAAGCGGTATTTATTGGTCTTTTATTTGCAGTTGTGTAAATAGGATTGCCATTGCAATCGTATCCACTGATATAGGTTTGACTATTATAGTCATAATCAAATGTAGCAATTTCTCTTTTTAACCACCCCGCTGGATATTGATAAACATAGATATATTTAGAATCATATGCTAACCAACCATTTTCTCCATAATCGGTGATAGATTTTGGAGCTGGATGAAATGGTGTTTTGGTAACACCTTCAAAACTGGGTTGTATTTTATTATATCCGTCTAAATTTGTTACTTTATTTACGTTTAGTGCCATTGTACCTTGACCTGTTACATCTGTGTAATCCAATGGACTATCTTTTAAATTGTTGCTATTCTTAATAATATTGTTTGAAATGTTTTCCATTTCACCTGCACTAGCAATTGCATTTTCTTGCAACATTACTTTTCTTACTGTAAATAGCTTTTGAGTGGTATTTTTTACCCCGTCTAAATTTGTTATGTAATTTTCATTTAACAAATATGCATTGACATTTATATCAAATGATGTTTTGATATTACGATCTTCACCTTCATTGATTTCTTGTTCGATGCTATAACTGTCTATTCTGGCTCTGAACTTAAATCTTTCTGCGTCTCCCCAGTAATCTTTAGCTGCATAATTGATTTGTTCCAACAGCTTATTGTTTTGATCTACATAATCAGTCCAAATGATACATTCGTATGTAATATTTACTTGAACTGGTAAACTTACACTGTAAATTTGTTTGGTTGGCTTGCTTGCAAACGCACCTTTGTTCATCAAATCAAATCTGTCATATTTGTTTTTCTCGCTATAATTCATTATGGTTTCATAACTCAAATAACGATTAAATGTTGCAAGATCTTTGTTATTTTCTACACTTTTTCTACGAATCATAACAGCTGGCAACAATATTTTGCCTTGATTGTCTCTGATATGACCAAACTTTTTCATAGCAAACCATCTTTCTGGATTGCCATATATAATTGGCACCTTGACAACTTCACCATTATCGTTTACTTGTAGTCTTAAAGTACTATCTAATGTGTTGATAATAGCTGTATCAACGTCCAATAACGTTACAGTAAAATTCTTTTGTTTATCTGTATCACGACGAGTTGCGTTGGCTCTATTATAGAACTTTTTAACATCTGATTGCGCAGATGCGTTTTCAATAGGATTTGGTGGCGGATTTGTATTAGTATTTGGACCCCAAGACATAAATTATGTTTGTCTTTCTACTAGGTTAATTTTGCTTAGTCTTGTGTAATGAGTATTAACAATCAAACTCCAAGACTTATCAGGATGACCACCCAAGAATTGTTCTTGAACTACGTTATCAATTTCATAATAACGTTCATTGTAAAGCACCAAATCGCCAATTTCTGGGAAATAGTTCGTGGTAATACAATCACGTTCTCTAAATCTGTAAACAATATCTTGTTTTCTATCAGGTCCATATCCTTGATTTTCTGTGTTAATGTCTTCACGTTGCACCAAACAACTCAAGTCTATACCAGAGTAAAAAACCTTACCCTTGTCACTACTGCTTTCACCGTAGATATTGGTATTGGTTTCATAAGCTGCAATTTTAAATACTTGTACAACGCATTCGATTATATCACCGATTAATTCAGAATTAACACTTCCCAAAAAATTTATATCTCTTGGAGAAAAGTATCTACCGGGAGAATAATTATTGTTATAAATACCCACATCTTTACGTGTAGATGTCCAGTATTGCTTAAAAGCTGGATTTTGTTTAGGGTATTGTGGTGATACAGGTGCTGCCATAAATTATCCTATATAAATGTGTAGTGGTACTCTGGAAAGCATCTTATTCATTTCTTCGCTTTCCTTACCTTTATTTTCCAATTGATTGACTCGCAAGGTTTTTTCCAACATATCTCTCAATTTATCAAGCAATGTGTCTTTTTCCTCCTTGGCTTCAGAACGTAACTCCGCACCGTCAAGAGTTACTTCGCCACCTGGAATTGGTACTGTACTATATTTTTGTAATATACGTCCCAATGTTTCTTTGCACAAAGCCAAGAAATATTTCTTGATCCACTGTTTGCCTGGTTGATTTATCTTACAATATGTACAGTATTCGTATGGTATATCACTTGGATCGCTAATGTATTCATAACGAGATCCACTATAAAAGTTGGTAATATCACGTTCACTTTCAACTATATAATCTATATAAACTTTGAAATTGTCGGTTGGAATTGGAAATATTCTCAACTTATTATTACCTAGAATTTCAAAACTATATGCGCTTTTACGAACCATATCATTAAACTCAATAGCTTGTACACGTTCCAAGTCTTCAAAGATCGGAGTCATTAAGAATTGTGTAGCAGGACTGTATGCGCTAAATCCCATTTCTGTTAGTACGTTACTATAACTCATACCAGTCATACTAAACGGATCATAAATACGAGCAATTGCTGGCGGTCTTTGGTGAAATACACGTTTAACTTCGATACGAGAGCCTGTCAAGTGTTCAATATCTTTACCAATCAATTGATTTAAGTCATAAACTTGTTGTGTGCTGCTTGGATTAACACTGCCACTGACAGTAATATAATTGCGTTTAACTTCATATTCGCCACCAACAAGTGCTTCTGCACCATATTGTTTGCTCAATTGAATTATAAAAGGCAATCCTGTACTTTTTACTCCTAGACCTGTTAAATTTTTGTATTGGTTTTGTGGTAATCCTTGTAAATTTACCATATTATTAACGATGTTGAATTCGTTAACTACACGGTTATATTCCAATACAGATTCTTCAAAACAGGCATAAAAATTAACATCGATCATTTCAATATCGACAATAGGATAACCCAAACGTTTTGCTGCCCACATAGCACTACTACTACAATCATTTTCAAAAGTAGTTTCGCCAGATCCTGTGTTACAACTTTCGCTTAAGTAATAACCAAATGGCACAGTGTTTTGAGTAACACTACTACCACTCCCAGGCCATCTTACCCTATCTTGATCTAAATTAGCACTCATTAATTATAAATATCTAAACAACAAAAATATACAGTTTATAATTTGTTAATTCACATATCATATTTTTTCATCCGTTTTATCAGCTGTACCTTTCAATTTACTTGATATTTTATTTAAATAATTCTTGATTTTATCTTTATAGATCTGTTTAGCAGTAATATTGTTTGGCTCTGTTGGTGCGCGATCACCCCAATGAATTTTTTGTGTAAAATACTTATCTCCAAATCTTTTCCTCAATTCCTTGGTTCTTATTACGAATGTATCTTCTGGTCCCTTATTTTGTATTATACCCAAGGCAAATGCGTCTTTTAATCTAAATCCCTTCATCTTTAATCCGGCGATTACACCCACGGGTTTACCTGTATCAGGATCAATTGGTCGATCACTATCGTCTAAAAATCTCAAATCGGTTCTATCTGCATCAATTACTTTATAACCACGATAATATTCTGGTAATTCATCAAATATTGCGGAAATATTACCACCAGCCTTCAAATATTTTTCACATTCTATATTGTTTTGTAAAGTTTCTTTTCTTGAAAAAGTCATATGTGGTTTTGAAGGATCTTCAAGACTTTGCATTGCCCATTTAAACACGGCTGTATAGTCATAAAATTTAACATCTGGATTTGCAGATTTCCAACTTTCCAATTTTTTATGAAAATCAAGATCGCTCGTACCGTTTAATCTAACCGATAACTTTAAATTGTATTTAGCAGCCACTTTTTTCAAAAACTCCATTTCAATTTGCAATCTTTCAATGAAGTCTTCAGGACGCATTGGATTCAATATTCTACCACGTTTACCTTCGGGTCCGGGTCTACCTTTGCCATAAAATCTATCTATAATTTTTGGATCTGTAGGAATATTTTTCATCTCATCAGATGTCAATTTGTCACCAAACAACCAACGAGTTTTTCTAGCTCTTGCTGCTAATTTTGCTTTTAGATATGCAGGGTTACCAGCAAAATTCAAACAACCAGCGTTACATTCCGGACTTTTCTTTGGACACACTTCGTGACCTGATGAATCAGAGGGAGCCAAATATAAAATTGCAGTCAAATATCCTTTGTCATCTAAGAAAGACTTCAGTGTTTTTGGATCGTTTAATACACTCAACAGTTTTAATCTTCCTTGAGTGTCTCGGGCAATATTCTTCATTAATTCGGCCAACTCAAAACTAATAGGCTCCTTTTTGTTCGCTTCAGTCAAACATATCTTTAAATTGTTATCGGTATCATTTATAGCTTCATATAGAGATTGATTTACGCAATTTTTACATTCACATACAAACGTATCTAGTGGGATAATACTGTCATCAGGTAACCCAAGTGTTTCGTACATTTTAACTTCTGTTAATAAATCAATAAATTTCATATGTGTTTTGTTATTCTTACTTTTAGATTACCTGTGCCTTTTATTACACGGTGGTATGTTTCTTTAGGTATAAATATTGTTTCTTTAAGTAATTGTGGTAAATTATTATCTAATTGAAAGTGCCAATTGTTATTTTCTATAACTTCAACGGTTCTGTCTTCACGATCTATATGCCATTCCAGTTCGTGAGTAGCTACATCGGAACTAAATTCTCTTATATACTGACTGTTACCCAGTGGGTTTTCTATAAACGGTAGACTCATTACCAGTATTTACCTTTACCTTTATTACCCAACGATTTCATTCTATGACTTCTGCAACTCCAATATCCAGCCGTTGTTCTATCTTTCTTTTGACTACATCTGTGTCTAGCTGCAAAACTCTTACGACGAGCCTTGCTACTAGCTCTGCTTCTCATATTTGGATCTCCAAATGTTACTTTTTTAACTTTGCCATTCTTAGATTTAACATATACAGCATATTTTTTAGGACCGCCGGGTGTTCTAAATGGTCTACTTAAATTAACAGTGCGTCCTCTATGCTTAAGTTCCATCAATAAATCTTCTTCGTCTTCGATAGGCGCATCCAAATACACTTCTCTACCTTCAAATATAGCCTTTTTACCCAAATCACTTTCAACCAATTCAGCGTCAGCGTCACACAATTCTATTAAATTTTGAAAATACAAAGTACGAACTTCTTCGATTAAATCAAAATAAGACTCACTATAGGTTCTAAAAATGTTTTCGCTAAGTGGAATTTTATTGTCAATATGATAACGTAAATAAGAACTCATCACTGGTTCTATGTTCTTAGGATGTGCCATCGGACACAACGAATCGTTCTCTATTAAGTCATTAAGTTTGATCATATTGATAAATATTAGTTTTATTATAAAAAATAATATTTATATTATATGAACTTTAAAAAACAACTGTTTTACACCATCGTAATTTTAATACTAACCGGTTGTATTTCGTCTGAAGTTAGACCGGCGAAGCAAGTTACAACTGCACAAGACGCTGTTGCTAAACAAGAAGCCAAAGTAGATAATACGATGGTAGAGTTGGAAAAAGTAGAAAAAGGCAAACGTGTACAAGCATCGTCTTTGTCTATAGGTATTCAACACTCTTTAAGTCAAGTAACAAACCCGTCAGTACAAGTAGATACTGCTAAATCACTCAATGAACGTGTAATTTCTATAGTTGGATCACCACACATAGATGAAATTAAACGTATAAAAGCTACCGTTGATTTATTAAACAGTCAAGTTGCTGAGGAAAGAAAAAAGGGTGATCAATTACTATCACAACGTGACGAAATCATAAACAAATTGCAAAAAGAAAAGTCTGCTTTGAAAGAAAAGTATGACGATGAATTATGGCAAATGACTGATAAAGCAAAAGAAATTGCAAAAGAAGCTGATCAAAGCAAGGCTACTTTGGATGCTATGAGTGGTATGTTTGGTCTTAATGCTGTATTTTGGGGTTTAAAAAAGTTCTTTGTTAGTGCAATGACCGCAATTATCATATTTGTTGTGGTATTTGTTATATTAAGAATATTAGCAACAGTACATCCAGCAGCTGGTGCAGCATTTAGTATATTTAATATGATTGGTTCTGGATTACTAAGTTTGGTAAAAGCATTAACTCCACATGCATTTGAATTGGCTAACTTCGCTTCAAAAGACAAAGTTGATGAATTCAAGTCTCCACTTGTTAAAATAGTTGATGTAATTCAAGAACTAAAAGAAAAACAAAAAGAATCTCCTGATAGAGTATATCCATTGACTGAAGTATTGAAAAGATTTGATAAAGAAATGGATAGTTCCGAAAAAGAATTGATTGATGATATTCTAAAAGAACAAAAGTGGATTAAATAAATTAATATTTATATTTATTATATAATTGTTTTGGATTGTTAACAAATGTTATGTGTTAATAAACTAAAGACGATTATGGATACAAATACAGCACACGTAATATCTCAACAGGTACTAGAATCAACCGCACAAGATATGACAGGCAAATATGTCTGGATGTTCGTAGCGGGATTAGTAATTCTAATGTTTAAATCAAGCATTGAAAAACTTGCCGCGGCACTGTTTATGTTTATTGGGTCCGATTACAAAGAAGATGATGTTGTATATATTGATGGCAAACCCGGCAGAATTGTTCGTGTGGGACTTACAAAAACTGTATTTTTCATATATGACGTAGTAGATGGTAAGGTTGTAGGCGGAAGTAAATTAGTTATCCAAAATGAAAGACTAGCTGGTCTAAACATAGAAAAACCACTACCTCAATTGGATTTAAGCCGTTTCAAAAAAGACTAATTTACTAATTAAACTATGGCTATTAACATTTTTACCCACATCAAACGTGGGTTATACGATAACGTCTACAACTGTATCGAAAAAGAAAAAGTAGATGTCAATCAAAGAGACGATGATACAGGCAATCCACCATTGGTTGTTGCTGTAGAAGAAAATCAAGTGGAAATCGTAAAACTACTGTTAAATCACGGTGCAGATCCCAACTGTAAAGATTGGACCAGTAAAAATACAGCACTGGATGTAGCTGAACAAAAAGGTTTTAAAAATATCGCAGAAATACTACAACAAAGAGGTGCAAAATACAGTAGCGGTAGTAGTTTCCATTTAGCCGCAAAAAATGGTGATATCGTTTCTATTGAAGAAATGTTAGACAAGGGATTTGATATCAATGAAGTTGACGCTGGCAAAGGTTGGACCGCACTACATTATGCAGTAAATTACGGACAAAAACACTTGGTTGAATATCTAATTGTAAGAGGAGCTGATGTTAACAAGAAAGATTTCTTGGGTAAAAATAATCCTATTGACGTACTATCCAATACCAATAGAGGTGACATTGTTAAGTTATTGAATAAGTACGGTGCTAAATCCGCAGGAGGTGTTAGTATTCATTTCTGCGCAGAAACAGGAGATTTTGAAGGTGTACAATCGTTCTTTGATAAAGATGGTAAAATCAATGGCAGAGATGAAAAGAATGGATGGATGCCACTACATTATGCCGTTAACGCTAACGATGTTGATATGGTGGAATTTTTGGTACATTTGGGTGCGAATGTTAACGGTGCAGATTTCAAAGGTGAAATTGCTCCGTTGGATTTGGCATTTAAGACGGGTAATGTAGAAATGCAAACATATCTGCAATCCAAAGGTGCTCAAAGAAAAAAGAAACACGATATTGGTGGTGGTGGAAAAGATGTAAACATATACATCACAGATGAAGTTAAAAAGCAAATTGCATTGTTTGTTGAAAAACGTAATCGTGAAGAAGCTGCAATAAAGAAACACGAAGAAGAACAAGCATCAAAAGAACCAAAGAAAAAAGATGCACCAGCTAAGAAAATTAACTGGAAAGATTTCTTGAAACTTAAAGATATTCCAGTGGTAGAAAAGAAAGAAGAAAAGAAGGTAGAAGTTGTTAAACCCGTCAAACAAGTTGTCAAGAAAGTTGAACAAGTTGATGTAGAAGTCAAATCTGGTAGATTGCAATTGGACGTAGAACAAGAAGGTTATATATTCTTTATGGATATTGTTGCTTATAGTAAGAAAACAACAGATGAACAAAAGAAGGCTTGTAAAGATTTGGGTGCATTGGTTAAGTCTACAATGCAATACAAAACAGCTAATGCGCTTGAAAAGTTAATTATATTACCTACTGGTGACGGTATGGTATTGGGATTCTTTACTTATTTGGAAGATGCAATGAATTGTGCAGTTACTATAGCTAAAGCAGTAAAGGATAGACCGGATTTACAAATGAGAATGGGTGTACATTGTGGACCTGTAATACCAATGGAAGATATTAATGGCAATCTCAATATCAGTGGTGATGGTATCAACTATGCTCAAAGAGTAATGGATGCAGGTGAAAGCAATCATTTGTTGGTTAGTTCAGCAGTAATGTTAAAATATGATAGACCACCATATGTATTAGTAAATGACTTGGGGGATGTGGTTGTAAAACACGGTGTAGTTATGCATTTGTATAGTTTACACGGTAGTGATTTTGGTAACAAATCATTTCCATCTAGTAGAGTAAAGAAAGCAGAACCAACAACAAATAAACCAGTATGAGAACAATGCCTTTAGTAAGACAATATCATCCAAGTATTGTTAATACAGACTTGGATGTATACAAAATAAAGGATAGAGTTATGGCAGCTCCTATAAATAATCACCCTGATCCATTTCAAGTAATAGATAGACTTGGTATCAATAAGATTAATGCTACCAAAATTAGAACTGTAGTATATAATTCCAAAGGTCTTTTTTATATAATATAAATCTTGACAGTTAGAGTTATATGGTTATACTGAAATAATGTCGGAGTATTTTGACCCCACATTAATTTACATCAAAAGCATCAATAAGAATGTTGCAAAAACTCTTATTGAAAAGAATCATTATACACACAAGTGGTCTCTTTGTACTGTAGCTTATGGAGTATACTATAAAGAATATGTAGAGAGTACATTCTTTGGTGGTTTTAACGAACGATTAATAGGTGTATTAGTATATGGAAACGCCGTGGGTAGAAATGCTAGTACCAGTATCTCTTCACTACTTACTAATAACAATGTGTTAGAATTAACACGACTGTGGATTGCAGATGGTTATGGTAAAAATATAGAAAGTTATTGTATAGCTGAAAGCTTTAGATTATTAAATACTGAATATCCCCACATCAAATGTATTCTCAGTTATGCGGATAGTGAAGCTGGACACGCAGGCACAATCTATCAAGCAACTGGCTTTCTATATCAAGGCGATAACTATGTAGATATCGCTATAATGCCTAACTATAGTGTTAGTTTAGTTGGTCCTCCTAACTATGATTGGATACACAGCAGAAGTGTATATTCAAGATGGAAAACACACAGCGTAGATAAACTAAAAGAACGTATTGGTAGAACATTCTGGCGCAAACGAGAAAGTGGTAAACATCGTTATATCAAGTTTATCAGTAACAAAATAGAAAATAAAAAGTTGACTAAATCTCTTAAACATAAAGTTCTACCTTACCCCAAAGATACTTCGTTCAAAGAAGAAGTACAAGAAATCGTTGTAACATCTACCAACGAATTTTTCGAATAAAAATATGAAAGACTATATTACATTAAAGGATGTAAAATCCAGATACAAAGAAGATTTATTATTCGTAAAAACAAACCCGAAACTGTTTATTATTAATTTATTTACGCAAAATAAACAATTTAGACATTGGGAATATATGTGGATCAAAGTAATAATTGGACTTATAAGATTATACTTTGTAAGTTTTATATGTAGATGTAAATTTTGGATTGTTTGTATTTTAAGTGGACATTTTCCTTGGGAAATAAAATAAAACTAATATTTTCTTTTATGTAATTTGATCGTGGTTAATGATACTCCATACTTCTCACTTAATGCATTGTTAGTAAAACTACCACTCTTTAAATCATCAACAAATTCATTCTTTCTAAGCGCAAAATTTCTCTTTTGTTCACTAATCTTACGTTTCATTTCATCACTCATAGCACCACGCTTTTTGCCTTTTAATCCATTATCATAACTGTAATTAATATTACGATTAGCCAATTTGTCATTTCTCTCCTTGTACTTAAGTGTACCACTGTCAATACCATACTTGTCAACAAACCACTCCAAAGTATAACGTCCTACAGCACGATCACGTTGCCTTTCTTTAGCCTCATCACTATGCTTTTTACCGTGCATAGGATTTTTAGCTCCTAGATTAATATCAGATAGTAACTGACGAGTTTCTTCTTTATCAGGATTATGTGTAAAATTATCGCCTCCACTTGCGGTTGGGGTAATATTATAACCTATATCACGCATATAGGGTTTAAACATATCTAAATAAAATTGTTCTCGTTTAAACAATTCACATTCTATTACATTTTCTAATATAATAAATTCAAAACTGTTTTCCCCGTAAAAATCCCAAGCGTGTTGTAATTTAGGATTCTTATGTTTATTCTTTTTTAAATCATTTTTATGTTCCCACCAACGACGATCAATATCTTTAGCAGAACCAATATAAAACTTGCCATTCTTAACATTTGTAATTTTGTATATACCACTTTTCATATAATATAAGTATATACAAGTTCTATGGTAATGTCAATTATTTTTTATTAGTGCAAGAAAAAACCCCAACTTTCGTTGGGGTTTTTGAGTTATTTTATTTCTACTAAGTATTATACGGTATCGAGATCGCCGATAATAACTTTTCCATAGAACTCTGGGCGCACTACCTTCTTAGCGTAGCGGGTCATTACGCCTCTACGTGGAGTGAAGTTCACTGGATCATAGACCAATGGAGTTTGGATTAGTGGGATATATGGAGCATATACAGCACCGGTTTC